TGACAAACCAGCAGCGTATGCAGCGCCCCAGGATTAAGGTGCAGCCAGTAAACAACCTGGCAGATTACAAAATCGCCCAGGTGATTGAAGGCATGACCAGGCACATCGAAGTTAACTCAAACGCTGACACGGCCTACGATACGGCCTTCGACTACGCGGTGCGGATGGGCTGGGGTTACTGGCGCATCAATACCCGCTACGTTAGCGAAGATTCGTTCGACCAGGAAATCTACATCGACACAATCGACAACCCGTTTACCGTTTACTTTGACCCCAATTCAATATTGCCAGACGGATCGGACGCTGAAAAGTGCCTGATCACGACCGTAATGGATAAGAAGGTATTCCGCGACTATTACCCAGACGCAGACGATGGCGCTAACTTCACCCAGCGATCTACGGGTGACGACACCGCCAGCTGGATCACCAAAGAAGACATTCGCATAGCTGAATACTTTTATGTAGAACGCGAACGCGCCAAGCTTTACCAATTAAGCGATAACACGGTCCACTTTGCCGATTCTGCTAACTTCTTTGAAAAGGTCGAAGCGATGGGTTTGTCCGTGGTGGACGAGCGCGACACATTCCGCAAGGCCGTTAAATGGTGCAAGATGACCGCCCTGGAAGTCCTGGAAGAAAAAACCTGGGCTGGCAAATTCATTCCCGTTGTGCCGTGCTATGGCGCACAAGTAATCGTGGACGATCGCCGCAAGCGCTACGGCCTAGTACGGTTTGCTAAAGACCCGCAGCGAATGTATAACTTCTGGCGCACCAGCATGACCGAATCGGTTGCGCTAGCTCCAAAGGCCAAATGGCTGCTGGCAGAAGGCCAGGACGAAGGCCACGAAAACGAGTGGGCATTGGCTAACATCAAATCCAGCCCCGTCCTACGCTACAAGCAAAAAGACATTGAAGGCGTGGCAGCACCCATTCCGCAAAGACTGCAGCCAGAAGCACCGCCCGCGGGCATCATGGAAGCAGCTGGCGCAATCTCCGCCGACTTGCAAATGGTCCTGGGCATACTTGATCCGAACCAGCTGCCATCGGGCAACATTTCGGGCAAGGCATTGGCTGGGCAACAAAGCCAGGTTGACTTATCGAATTTCCACTTTTACGACAACATGACCAGGTCGATCCGTCACACGGGAAAAATCATCTTGGACTTAATCCCGTACATCTACGACACAAACCGCGTAATGCGGATCATTGGATCGGACGGGCAGCCTGACATGACCACGATCAACGAGAAAACCGAAGTGGGCAAAGTGCTAAACGATGTGACAGTCGGCGAATATGACGTGGTAATGGATACTGGACCAGGATTCCAAACCAAGCGCCAACAAGCCGTGGAAGCCATGATGCCGCTACTAACGGGCAACGAGCAACTGTTTAATATCGCTGGCGACCTGGTGTTTAGGAATATGGATTTCCCTGGTGCGGACGTAATAGCCGATCGCCTGGCATCCATGAACCCAATGGCCCAGGTGGACGAAAAGTCAGACATTCCGCCCCAAGTCCAAATGGAATTGGCGAATTCGAAGAAGCAGCTGCAAGAAATGCAGCAGCAGCTCCAGGCCGCACAGCTGGAGATCAACAACCGCGGACAAGTGCAGCAGATACGCGAAGAAGGCGCAACCAAGCGCAAGCTTATGGACGTTACCGCCAGGGCGCACAACACCGAAACAATGGCGGAAGTCAGAGTTAACGACCAAAACACCCGTTCACTTACAAGCCAGAATAAGACGGAAATCGAAGCGATTGTGGAATTGTTGCTGCACAACATGGACACAAACCGCCTTATGCAAGAAATTGAAAAGCGCAACCTGGAACAAGGCCAGTATGCAACCATTGCAGCAGCGGACATTGGGCACGAAGCTAGTCCGTTTACGCAGCAAGAACAAATGCAGCCGCCAATGGAACAACAACCTATGCAATAAGCTTGACAAGTGAGTAATTTCGGGTAATATCGCCCAAAACCCTTACCCGTGGGGTTCACGGGGCAAATTCTTTGAGGAAACTCAATGTCAGAAGTAGCAGAACGACTTGCAGCCAATGTGGTTACAAGTGAAAATTTAGCGGAATTTAACGCCAAACGAATGGGTTTAGCTGATCCATTACCTTCAGAAGCCGCGGCTGCCGTAGAGGAAACTCCAGCAGAACCGACCGAAGAGGTAAGCCAGAGTGAACCAAGTGGTGAAGATGAAGCGAAAGCAACGGAAGAACGCAAGCCAAATCCAAAATTGGAAAGGCGGTTTTCTCAGATAACTAAAGAGCGCGAATCAGCACGGGAAGAAGCCCGTAGGGAACGCGAACTAAGGGAATCTTTGGAAGTCCAGGTCAGGGAGCTACAAGCCAGGTCGCAGCCAAGCGCTGAACCGAAGTTTGATAGTGAACCAAAGCCAGAGCAGTTCACAGATATGTATGAGTACCAACAGGCTGCCATAGATTATCGTGTGGACCAGCGATTAGGGGAAGAAAAGCAGAAGGAAGCAAACGCTAGAGCTGAAGCCGAACGCATGAAGGTGGTAAACACCTGGGCGAAACGGGTGGAAACAGCGAAAGCAGAGATTCCAGACTTTGAAGACATGGTCGGATCGGCGGACGTTGCTGTAAGCAATGAAGTGCGCGATGCGATTTTTGAATCAGAGGTTGGACCTCGCGTTTTGTATCATCTGGCAGAAAATCCCGACCTCGCGGAAAAGCTCAATGGCATGACCATGACAGCCGCTTTGAGAATGATTGGTAAATTGGAAACGCAATTCGAGAAAAAACCCGAAGAGCAGTTGCAGAAGACCGTTGTTAACAAAAGTAAAGCGCCAGCACCGATTAACCCTATCAGATCGGCAGCCAACGGGCGAGATGTGAACCTGACTAGCGATGGTCAATTCCACGGTTCATATCAAGCTTGGAAGGCAGCACGACTTGCTGGGCGAATCCGCTAGCGAAATAAACGCAACAATCCAACATTTGGAGAAACTAAATGGCAAATAATTTACTAACGATCAGCATGATCACAAACGAAGCCTTAATGGTTTTGGAAAACGAGTTGACCTTTTCAGGCCAAGTCGATCGCAACTATGACGACCAATTCGCCGTTACTGGCGCAAAAATCGGCGCGACTTTGAACGTTCGCCGCCCTGGTCGCTTTGTTGGAACATCTGGTCCAGCATTGAACGTTGAAGACTTTAACGAGACTTCAGTACCCGTTACTTTGTCAACCCAATTCCACGTCGACACCCAATTTACTAGCCAAGACCTGGCTTTGTCATTGGATATGTTCAGCGATCGAATCTTGAAGCCCGCCGTTGCAGCAATTGCTAACAAGGTGGACTTTGACGGTTTGACAATGGCTAAGAACAACACCGCCAATATCGTTGGCACAGCTGGTACACCCCCAACTGGTCTTATTACATATTTGACCGCTGGCGCGTATCTCGATTCCGAAGGCGCACCACGCGATGGTCGCCGTTCATGTGTGATCGAACCCTTCACATCTGCAACCATTGTTGACAGCTTAAAAGGTTTGTTCGTTCCATCTGACGTAATCGGCAAGCAATACCAAAAAGGCATGATGGGCCGCGATTCCGCGGGCGTTAATTGGTACATGGACCAAAACGTTGTGGCACAAACATTCGGTTCGTACGCAACTGCGACCCTGGCTTGTGCAACCACTACCGCAACTGGTTTCTTGACCTCTGGTTGGGCTTCTACTTCGACTATTGCGTTAACTGCCACGACCGCAACCGCTGGTCTGAAACAAGGTGACGTAATCCAGATCGATGGTGTGTACGCTGTTAACCCACAGAACCGCCAGGCTTACGGCAGCAACAAGCTCCGTAACTTTGTGGTGACTTCCAACGTGACCGTTGCGACTTCTGGTACTACTTCAGTTACCGTTAGCCCCGCCGTGATCACAGCTGGTCAGTTCCAAAACGTGTCGATCCCGACTACTTCTGCAACCGCAGCAGTAACACCGTTTAATAAGACAGGAACAGTAAGTCCGCAAAATATTGTAATGCATAAGAATGCATTTTGCTTGGCTACGGCAGATCTCGAGCTGCCAGACGGAGTCCATTTTGCTGGTCGCGCAAGCGATAAGGAACTTGGTTTGTCATTGCGTGTTGTCCGCCAATACACCATCA